TCTCACAACATATTAAACAGTATCTGGATGATGGATGAAGCTTATGCTTCCAACTTTCTTCCACTTATTGCTAATTACATCAAAGGCGAACGGATGACAACTCCATTGCCATTGCCTACACTGAACGATAGAAATTCTATCATGATTTCGGCTGGTCGCGATGGTAGATCAACAATTGACGATGCTCCTGAAGGTTCTATTGCCATTATCAATTTTTCGGGTGCTATTACCATGAATGATCAGGAATGTGGTCCCGCTGGATGTCGTACCAAATCGAATCTATTGAAACAATGCTACAACAATGACAATATCAGTGCGGTGGTACTGGTAATTGGTTCGGGCGGTGGCGAAGCGTATGCCATGCGGTTGATGAAAGAAACCATTGGCATGAAGAATAAACCGGTAGGTGCATTCATTGACGATATGGCCTGTTCGGCAGCTTACGGAATTGCTTCGGGATGCGATTATATATGTGCCAATAGTAAATTGGCGCAAATTGGTAGCATTGGCACATTCCTCACTATTATGGACATGAGCAAACGATTGGAAATGTTGGGCGTAAACGTAATTGAAATTTACGCTACGCAAAGCACTGACAAGAATAAAGATTTCCGCGATGCCATTGATGGTAAACCAGAAGCTTTGAAAGCAGTATGTGACGTATTTAATGAATACTTCATTTCGAGCATTGAAAGTAACCGTGGCGATAAACTAACAGCTGACCGCAAAGTGTGGGGAACAGGCAAAGTTTATATGGCACAAGAAGCCTTAGACCTTGGCCTTATTGACGGCATTGATACATTTGAAAACTTTTTAAACTATTTTAAATAATTAATCAACATGGTAAAAATCTTAACTGTAGCTGCACATACTGCCTTGATGGCAAAAGCAGACAATTACGATGCGGTAGTTGGTGCTTTAGTTGCAAGCAACGAAGGACTTACTGCCGAGGATGTAACACTTGAAGTGATTCAGGGTGCTATGTCTGCTGACGATGCTGCCAGTGCAGCACGTGTACTTGAGCTTGAAGCAAGTGAGGGAGTTTTGAACTCTACTATTGCTACGCTGACAACCGAACGCGATAGTTTACAATCGCAAGTAGACGCTTTTGCCGAAATACCAGGTGCCGAATCTGCTGCAGGTAAAAAACCAGCTGCTGAAGCTACAGCCGTTGCCACAGACGATGTACTTGAATTTGCAATCAAAAACAAAGGCAACACTTTGGCTATTGCAGCCAAAATGAAAGAAGCCGGATTAGTATAAACCTATCTAAATAATTTATCAAATGGCTAAAACATTGAATGTAGCTGGCTTAAGCGAAGCTGCAAAAACGTACGATCCACTTCTTAGAGCGTTGCCTTATTTTGCATTGGCTGCATCAGCTGCAAAATTGAAGTTGAACATTCAGGAAGTTGAAAACGAACACATATTGGTGAATATGCGTCGTAAAGCAGGAGGTACTATTCCTTATGCTCCAGGAACCGCCTTTGCTGCTCAAACTGAGATTGCAAAGTTTTTTGAAACTACCTTGAAACCTGAATTGGTTGTGTACGAGGTAAACGAGAACATTACCAACTACAAGGAAAACAAAGCCTTGGTATTGGCAGGTACTCCGCTTGATTTGAAATCGAAAGTGCACCCAATGGAGCAATTGATTTTGAATAGTATTGTAAAATCGCACTCGGAAGATGTGGCTTTTGCCATGTTCCACGCTGAGAGAGATAACGCCGTGCTTACTCCTATGACTTCTATGACAGGATTTTTCCCTGCATTGGATTTATTGGTTACTGCAGGTCACATTGCAGCCGGTCAAGGTAACTTAGTTACTACAGGTGCTTTTGCTGCTCCTTTAAATACTACTGATTCTCTTGCTTACGATAACTTAGTAGAGTTCATTGCCACCGCTAATCCTATTTTGAAATCAACCATTGGTGGTATTCCACAATTGTTGATTACTCTTTCGGCTTTGAAAAACGTGCGTGATGCTTATCGCAATAAAGTAAAAGCATTCCAAATGCCAACTTTAGTGCAAGTATTGGAAGCATTACGCGAAGATGCATTCTGTCCATCATTGGTTATTGATACCGATGAAGTGTTGGGAACTGGATCTAAAGTGATCCTTCAGAAAGTGGGTAATATGGATATTGGTTTCAATACTTCCAAATCAGAGCAATTTGTTCAGGTTAGAAATTGGACCCGTGATCCTAACGAAGTTCAATATTGGTTGGAAGCTGCCTACGGTGTTCGTATCCGTGACGTACACAAGAAATTATTCCGTACCAACGAGCAAGTAAATACTCGCATTGACTTGTCAGGCGACTATTAATCTCTAAAATTATAGAACAGCCGATTATCATGCGGTAATCGGCTGGTTCTTTCTAATTATCAATCGTTTAAAAATTTAATACTTTATACTAATATGAAAGTAAATTTAAGTCCTATGACCTGGGCGGATGGAAATGACAACATGGGCGGTTTCAAATCGCGCATTGCTTTTATTCCGGCTTCGTCTGTAAGCACAGTTCCTGCTTTGGCTGCTATCACCGATTTATCGGCTGATGATGCTTTTGTTTCGGCTGTTGGTGCTTTTGTTTTCAAAGTTGTAACAGAAAAACCAAAGTACATCCAATGTACCGATAAGACTATCAAATTTGGCGCTGAAAATCAAGGCGAAATAGAAGGTCAATCTTTTATTCAGTCTGGTGAGTTCTTCCGTGCAGGTTCAAAGAAAGCTTATGCAGCATTTTGCCGTCAGGTAAACAATGTTCCTGGTTACTTGATCCTTGAAGATATGGAAGGCAATCAGGTTTTGGTTGGTCAACCCGGTTTACCATGTACAGTGAAGCCTTCATTTGATGGTGGTATGGCTCGTGCCGATCGCAGAGGTTTCAAATTTACATTCTCGGCTGATGCCGTTGCTCCTGTCATTTACATGGGTACCCCTATCGTATTTGAAGATTTATTGGACTAATAACTTCTTAAATAGTTTTTTATGCAAAAAACAATTAAGGAATGGCTCTTAAAACCGTCGGGTAGATACTTCGACGGTTTAGCCATTTTTAGTCAGCTAGCTTCTGCCGACATCAAAAAAAAATATGAAGCTTATTTTCGTGAAGTGAAGTCAGAACCTAAATCGGTTGACATTCATTTCACCATGCTGGTAAATAAAGTAGCACAGATAGATCAGAAATTCACAGCCAATCCATCGGCTTTCGAAGGTCTTACTCTTTTGCTCAAAGAATCCGCTCCGGATGCTGCCACTTTGGAAGCCATTGAGGCCAAAAATGAAGAAATTGTTGCTTTGAAAGCAAAAATTGAAGCATTGAAAACTGATAACGAAGATGTACTGGATGAAAATTCAGAACTGAATGATCAGGTGGAAGATTTGGAAAATGATTTAGAAAGTGCCAAAGAGGATGTTTCGGTTTATGAGCAACAATTATTGGAGCTGGAGACTGAAATGGAAGCGTTGAAAGAAAAACGTGGCGTTCAGATTGTTGCTTTCAACGATTTGCCTGAGGAACTACAAAAGCTTTACAACCGCAATAAGGAGATAACTCCTATTATGGCCAGTATCCACGCTGATATTTCGGTAGAGAACCTACACTTTGCTACTCGCAAAAAGTTGGTGAAACAACTCTGTGCCCTGGACGAAGAACGCCGTGCCAACTGGGATAAAATTGACGACTGGAGCGAAGGCAAAACGGTAGAATTTGAGGTAGAGAAATCGCCATATTCTGACGATTTGGTAATCGCTGGAGCGCAAATGATTAGACGTTCTATCAACTTGCAAGAAAACATTAAGAACACCAAAGCCACTTACGAAAGTGCCGACCGCGAAGTAATTAAGGAAAACGCTTTAAAACGTTTGACAGCTTATGAAACTGAATTGGCAGAAATTCTATTAAAAATTAATCCACCAAAAACGGATGACCCGATAGTAGAATAGTAATTGAATAAACATACACAATGGGCAATACCGACAAAGTATTGCCCATTTTTAAAATAAATAAGAATTTATGGCAAAGCGCGAAATTACTATTTACGACAAAATTGAAACGGAATTATATAAACCTACAGCTGAAGTAAAATATATTCTTACACCTACAGAAATTGAGGTAAAAAAAAGGATTTTGCTTTGTGTTACAAAATTGGTTGATAATCCTTTAATGCTTAATTCTGAATTACTTAAATTCTTACAAGAAGGATGTGAGGGTTCATTTACAAAAGTATCTCAGTCGCAAGCCTACAATGATATTATTGGTATAAACAAAATAGTAGGCAATATCCGTTTGGCCTCAAAAGCATGGTACAGATATATGGTGGTGGAAGGATGTAAGAATGGTTATCAGATAGCAGTAAAAAATGACGATCCGCAAGGGATTGCAGCCAATATGGATAAGATTGGTAAATATACCAGGGCAGATAAAGAAGATGATGGATTTGATTGGTCACAAATGATTCCACCAAATATGGAGCCAACGGATGATGTATCGGTATTGGAAGGATTTGAACCAATAGCCAATTTGGAGGAAGAAAGGAAAGCCTTCAAATTATTATTTAAAAAGCAGTTGAATAAAAAAGCAGTTGACACCGAAATAGACGAATAATGGATAACTTTATAATGCCACCTGCAGACGGATTGCATAAATTTGAAGCACCGGTAAAACGGTTCTTCAATAAGGCACAACGTGATGCAATGCTTATTTCGGCTCATGATGAATATATTGTAGCATCACGTGGACTTGGGAAATCTGAGGGGATAGATGCGCGCTTTATTTTGCGTAATGTTTGGGAAATGCCAGGATCAACCGGTGCATTGCTTTCACCGACTTATTCCAAAGCTTGGGGCAATACATTGCCTGCTATTTGCCACGCTTTATCCAGTTGGGGATATGTGGAAGGCGTACACTATTTTATTGGCAGACGTGCCCCCGCTGATAAGAATTTCAAACTACCAAAGCGGATGCCATTGCGCGATGCTTGGCAGAACTGCTTTCATTTTTGGAATGGTACAATCATGGTGGTGCTATCGTTCAATCAGGGCATGTCTGCCAACTCTATGTCGCTCGATTGGATTATTGGCCCAGAAGCTAAGTTCTTATCCTATGATAAGATTAAATCTGAGGTGAACCCTGCAAATCGTGGTAATCGTCAGTATTTTGGCGATTGTCCACACCACCACAGCGTTTTGTATTCCACCGACATGCCCACTTCTAAAATGGGTAAATGGATACTGGACAAAGAAAAGGAGATGGACAATAAGCACATTACTTATATCCGAAGTATTTATAAGGAAATGATTCGCTTTAAATTGCAGCCTGAGCAAACCGATTATTCCAAACGAATGATAAAGGAACTCACAGCTGACCTTAACCTTGCCCGACAACATCAACGCCCTGTTGTTCCAATGAAAGGTAAGAACTACGAATATACGGTGTATTATGCGGAGTATGATATATTTGATAACTTAGAGGTAGTTGGTAAGGATTTTGTTTGGCAAATGTACCGTGATAGTCCAGCATTGATATGGCGAACTGCCTTTATGAATGAGCGATTGTTTCGCATACCCAACGGATTCTACTCGGCACTAACAGATGATCACTTCTACTTAGCTGGTGACAATGGTAACATGCTCAAGATGGGTACAGATTGGAAGAAACTAACTACTGCCGGATGTTTGGGCGATGGTGACTTAGATTTCAAACTACCATTATACATTGGGTGTGATAGTAATGCAGCTATCTCTACCGTATGTGTGGGTCAGGTAGATCAATATACACGTGAGCTAAAGACTATTAAATCATTCTTTATCAAAACACCTGGTAAGTTACAGGATGTGGTGCAACTATTTTGTAACTACTACAGCAACATGTTAGGACGTAAGGAAGTTATATTCTACTATGACCATACATTTACATGGTCAAGTGGTACAAGCAATGACAGTTACCGTGACACAGTTATATCGGTACTACAAAAGAATAGGTGGAATGTAACAGATGTGTACATAGGTCAATCAGCAGGGCACGACTGGAAGCACATGCAGATAGACAAGGCATTGAAGGGAGACCCTGAGTTACTTACACCTCGTTTCAATGCAGAGAACAATGAGTTCCTAAAGATAGCAATGGAGCAAACAGGTGTAAAGCAGGGTAAGAATGGATTTGAGAAAGACAAAACTCCAGAACATTTACCTGATACACCCGATGCGCCTGACGAACATAAGACACACATTACAGATGCTTGGGACACATTGTTTGTTGGTTGCAACTTCTATTACAAAGAACCCAATGGTGAGTACTATGGTGCTACATTTTTAGAATAATTATTAATGATTGAATGATAGTAGGCTGGCAAATTTTGTCAGCCTTTTTTTATTCTGTCCATTGATAAGTTAAATATTACAGTCCACAGCATATAACGTAAAAAAATATGTTTGCAGGGGAACAATCATTCAGGGCGTTGCGTGGTTCCCAGGGAGAAGGTTGGAATTTTTCAGCGAGGTAGGTATGCTCAAATATCAACATGTTAAATGATTAAAATATTTTTTAACTGTATTATAATGGAAAGTTTTGCGAAGTGAAAAAAACACGAACACAAGAGGCAGCGTGAAAGTAATGGCTTTATGACAATAAAGTTAATAATGATTAATTCACAGAAAATAATTATCTAATTAGATAATTATTCGATTTAAAATATTATCTTTGCATATCAATTAATTAAAGATACGGCGGCAACGTAAAACATCGGCATACATCAAATGAAAACTCCATTATTATTATCAAATCTTTCTTCTTTAGTAGGTAAAACAATTAGTTGGGAAGCCGAAGCGTACAAAGGAAATGCTACTTACAAAGGCATTGAAAAAATTATTGAAATTGACCTTACATGCCGTCGTCCTATAGTTTGTAGCCAATCTATTGACTCAAAAAGTGATTGTATATGCTTCGCATTCCTAGATGATCATTCATTAACTGCTATTCCAGAAGGATATAAAATTGAAACTGCTACTGGTGAAAATAACTGCCTTTCCTATTCTGATTCTTATCGTGAAGTGTTTTATGAAATAGTAGAAGTAAGTGTATCCACAGAAAATCCAATCGTAAAAAAAGATTTATCAGAAATTGTTTACAACGGATACTTCCAATCTCTCGAAGGCAAAAATTTCTATAATCTTTATGCTAGTTATGATGCAAAATTAGACATTAAAACAGGTGAGTGTTATAAAATTTCACATTCCAATTACAATCAAATAAATTTACCACAGATAAATGATTTATTGAAAGATGGTATTTTGGTTGATTATAATTACGGGAAACGTAATGAAAACTAAATGCCACTCCGTACGCCTTCAAAGCCTTGTCAGTATATCTGACAAGGCTTATAAAGCCACTGCCTTCGACGGCTCAACTGCTATACTTCCAAAATCACAGGTATTCGGAATTGACTACGATGTGATAAAA